CACGTACGGTGCCTACTGGATGGCACGCAGTGGGACATTAGACACTGTGCATGACCTGCGCGAGTACCCTGAGAAGATGATTGAGCGTTGGCTGCGTGACGTGAAACGTGCCATTGAGGCACGGATCTTTGTTCCGAACATGACGAACTTGTGTGCTACGTGTGGTGTGCTGCAGCACTGCTATGCTTACGGTAACGAAAAGTACCGTCCCGATTTTGAGGATGATCTAGTGGAAGGAACGAACTGATGGCAGCATCACCTGAAGGTACGAAGGTCCAAGCCAACTTCAAGATTGGTAACGACCTGTTCAACGTGTACGCGAATTCGATGGTTGAGTTCGTTGACCTCCTCGCTGAGTTGGAGGAGAGCGGGATTACCGCTATTCACAGTGTCCAGTCGAAGTTGGGTGCTTCTCACACCGTGGCTACCGCACGGGCTACCGCTACTCCTGTGCCGCAGAATGATGCGCCCCCCGCTTCGTTCACGTCGGCAGCGGTCAAGCAGTGCGTGCACGGTGACATGGTTCCCCGTAGCGGCAGTAACGCTAAGGGTCCGTGGAAGGGATGGATGTGCCCGACTCCGAAGGGGACACCGGACCAGTGCAGCCCAGAGTTTCTGCGCCGTGGCACAGCAGAGTGGAACAACTTTCCCGCCTAGGGGGTGAAGTATGGAAGAGGACGAGATCTACATCAGCAAGGTGACCATCGTGTCCAGTGAGCGGATTGATATCAAGAAACTCGCTGACAAGGTTTCCGCTTTTGGGACAGTCACCTCTGTTTCGTCGGAACTGAACGAAGAAGACGACGAGGAAGAAGAGGACTAAGTGAGGTCACTTGACCGGGCCGTGAGGTCCATCGACAAGAAGGCAATGGTGATCCCAATGCCGTTCAAGTCGTGGAGTGACGCCAACATTTCCGTGCGCCGTGGTGAGGTCAGCATGATCGCTGGCCCACCCGGTGCCGGGAAGTCCACCGCTGCTTTAGCGATAGCGGTCAGGTCACAAGTGCCCACACTGTATGCCAGTGCCGACTCGCACGAGTCCACTATGGCTATCCGCTCGCTGGCTATGGTGTTGAACCTGCCGCAGGCTGAGGCGGAGGAGAAGATGGCGAATGACCCGCAGTGGGCGTCGGCTATCTTGAAGGAGAACATCGGCCACATTCGGTGGATGTTTGATGCGTCCCCCACGTTGGCTGACCTGGAGGACGAGATCAACGTGTACCGTGAGGTGATGGGTGCGAACCCTGAACTCGTGGTCGTTGACAATGCCGTGGACGTGACCCACGAGTCGGGTGACGAGTTCTCCTCACTCCGTTCCCTGATGCGTGAGGTGAAGTGGTGGGCTCGTGACACATCGGCAGCGTTCCTGATCCTGCACCACACGAGTGAAGGCTACGAGGGCTACCCGTGTCCTCCGCGTGCAGCGTTGCACGGGAAGATCGCGCAAGTCCCGTCGCTGATTGTGACTCTCTCATCTGACCAGCCTGGGTTGATGGCTGCTGCAGCGGTGAAGAACCGTTACGGTCCCGCCGACGCTACTGGTAAGAGTGCCGTGTGGATGGACTACTTCCCGACGACGATGACCCTGAAGGACATGGACTGATGTCGTCAGCCAACAAGCGGAAAGGTAGCCGCTGGGAGATAGACCTGGAGGACTACTACAACGACAACGGGTTGAAGGCTAGGCGACTGCCACGGGCAGGAACCAAAGACATCGGTGACGTTGCCATTGAACTACGCAACAACCATGTGATCGTGGTTGAAGCCAAGAACGTGCGAGCCAACAAGGTACCTGAGTGGCTTGCCGAAGCGGACGTGGAAGCAGACAACTATCAGGAGAAGTACGACACGCCCTGCTACGGGGTCGTGGTTCGCAAGTCACCTGGTAAGAATGCTTCTGGTGGTGTGGTGATGATGACGCAAGAAACCCTACTGAACCTGCTACGTTGGAATGGACTGGCATGATTGCTTTCAGGTGGCTGCAGTTCCGGCACTGGCTCGCATCCAAGATCATCGGATACAACATCCACGACGCCATTGACGAAGCCTACGACCAGGGCACCCGATGGGGTCAGATGCAAACGTTGAAGAATATGCGAAATGCCCCCACGGTTTGACATCTGGCCCGTGCTAGAACACTACGGGTGGACACTGCCGTCACCCCGTGGCGTGTGGCAGTCAGTCAAATGCCATGTGCACGAAGACCACCACGCTTCTTGCCGGGTCAGCGAGGACGCTGGCATGGTGAAGTGTCTCGCGTGTGACTTCAAAGGGGACGCGATATATGTTGTGCGACACTACGAAGGGATAGGTTACAAGGATGCTGTCGGTAGATGCGAGGAAATTACTGGCGGAAGCGGAGTGGGCGTACTACAGTCAAGTCGGGGATATCGCAGAGTATCTGCTGGGTCGCGGGATCGACGGGGAAGCCGCTCGTATACACCACCTCGGCTACGTAAAAGAACCGATGATCGGTGATGACGAGATGCGTGGCCGTCTGGCTATCCCCTATCTCACCCCTACGGGTCCAGTCGATATACGTTTTCGATCAATCCACCCCGACGACTCCCCCAAGTATTTGTCCCGCGCCGGGTCGCAGCAACACATCTACAATGTGCTTGCCTTCCAAGACGACTCCGATATCATGTGTGTTTGTGAAGGTGAGATTGACACGATCATCGTTAACACAATGGTTGGCATACCTGCCGTGGGTATGCCTGGTGCGAACGGTTGGAAGAACTGGTATGCGCGTGCGTTCGCGGACTACCGGAAAGTATTCGTCCTAACGGACGGCGACCAGGCGGGGAGGGACATGGGTAAGAAGATTATGCAGGCGATTGACGTGGCTGTCGTGGTTCCCATGCCTGACGGTATGGACGCTAACGAAGTGTATCTGGCTGAGGGGCCGGATGGGATCAGGAAGAGGTTAGGGTTGTGAGCGAAGAGGTGGCAGCGTTCGGTGTCCTCATCCTGGGGTCGATGATTGCGGGATGGGTGCTTGCCGCAGTGGTCATGTATGTGACCGCGAAGATTGACGAGCGTAAGTGGCGTAGCCGCATGGCCGACAAGGCGAACGACATCCTGGGGGCTGGTCGTGGATGATGCTGACGCAAGACTGGGAGCAACTGCTCCAGACTCTGAGAGATCTTGGCTTGGCTATCGAGAGCCACAACCGAGTGACCGGGAAGATAACCCTGTCCGTATACCCATTGCCCCGCCAAAACATCCGGGGTACGGTGTAACCACAGAAGAACTCGCTGAGGCGCAGCGACGCTTCACGAACTATGCCCGGTTGCGTATCATGGGCACCGGGAACCGTGAGTATTCCCGTGGATCTAAGCAAGCGTTTGAGGACATGAGCCTGCACCGCCTGATTGAAGAGTTGCGGGATGAGATCGCTGACTCCGTGAACTATTTGACGTTCATGGATATTCAACTGTCACGTTGGAAGCGGACACTGGAGGAAAAAATATGAAACGAGTATGGGTTGTTTCCGACCTGCAGGTTCCGTTCCATGACAGGCGTGCCGTCGATGCGTTGGCCCAGTGCATTGAGGACACGAAAGGCAAAGACGATATCGTGTTGACTATCGGTGACGAGATGGACTTCCAAACCATCTCCCGCTGGTCACAAGGGACACCGCTAGAATACGAGCGTTCTATCGGTAAGGACCGTGACGCCACCGTGCAAGTGTTGAAGGACTTGCAGGTTCAGCACATGATCCGATCCAACCACACGGACAGGCTGTACAACCAGGTGATGCGGCGGTTGCCTGGTCTGCTTGGACTTCCTGAGGTGGAGTTGCAGAACTTCCTGCGACTGCCGGAGTTAGGTATCACGTTCCATGAGGAAGCGTTCCCTGTCGCACCCGGCTGGGTTGCCATGCACGGTGACGAGGCTGGCGTGTCTCAGATTGCGGGACAGACCGCTGCCGGTTTGGTGCGGAAGGTTGGGTTGTCTGTGGTGTGCGGTCACACCCACCGTCTAGGGTTGCAGCCATTCACCACGTCCGTCAACGGCCAAGTGACCCGCACCCTGTGGGGTTTCGAGGTGGGCAACCTGATGGACATGCGACGTGCCAAGTATGCGAAGACACACAACTGGCAGCAAGGCTTCGGCATCCTGTACGTGGACGGCAACAAGGTACACCCGCAGCCTGTGCCAGTGGAGAAGAAGTCATTCGTTGTGGAAGGAACCGTGTACTCGTGGTAGACGAAGGCGACAGCATCACACCCAATGATCTGAAGATCGCCAAGCAAGGTGCCATGTCAGCGAACAGGTCCGGTCGTGGACTCGTGGCACCCGACGACCTCATCGCTGAGGCGAACATGTGGCTCGTGCAGAACGTGGACAAGGTTGTCCTGTGGCACGGGCAAGGCAGGCATGGGCAGAACAAACTACGCAACGCCTGCCGACAGCGTTGCCTCACAATCATCGCCAAGGAGCGACGCAAGCGTTCAGGTCTACAGCCGGGTGACGTGTTCTACTACACCCCGCAGATGATCCGTGAACTGTTGCCTGACATTTTCGATGAGGACGACTGGACTGGTGGGTCTAACTCTCCGTCGTCTGAGTTACGTGGACCGTCACGTCCCGCTGAGGGTAACAACAGGTTGGCGATGATCGCTGACATTCGATCCGCATACTTCTACCTTCCGAAACGTGACCAGCAGTTCCTTGCCGACATGTACAAGGACGGTGGCCTTCCCGTGGAAGTGATGAGTGTGCAGTGGGAGGTCACTGAGCGGACGATCCGCAGACGTGACGACAGGATCATGGAGAAGATGGTTGAACGTTTGGGTGGCGAGCCACCGTGGTCACGCTAGATAACGTTTGGGTCACTGTCCCCGTGGGTGAGCGGGAACAATACCTTCCCCGCCTGCTGATGGGGCTCGTGGACTTCTACGACAGGATCGTGTTCGTCAACAACCACCGTGACTACAGCACCTACCCTGGTGTGCATCACGTTGAGGATTATGGGCCAACCAACATTTACCGATGGTGGAATGTGGGAATAAACTATGCGCAACGTAACGGTGCAGAGTATGTGGCCGTACTCAACGATGACCTAGAGTTTGATAACGACTTCATCAAAGCATTCCACACCTACCTTGTAGGGAATAACCTGGCTGTCGCTGACATGCACAACACCGGAAACGGTGGCGGTGCGGCATGGATCATGGACCTGTCCTACGGGCTACGCCTGGACGAACGGTACCGCTGGTACTACGGTGACACGGAACTGTTCAACCGTGCGATAGAGATGGGCAAGTTTGGGAAGTTCGTGTACGACAACTTCCGGCACCTCAACCCCAACGGGCACCTGGTATCTGACCCAGAGTTGGGTGCACTGGTCGCTGAAGATGAGGCACTGTATTGGAGCAGACGTGTTCAAGAAGATTGATTACGACAAGAAGTTCGTCATCGGCACCCCACTCGTGGGCTGGAAGTGTGACAAGCATGAGGACATGTCGTGGCTGGAGCAGTCACACCGCATCCTAGAACGTTTCCCTAACGCCATGTTCATGGCGGCGTTTGAGGTTGACCGCATGTTTGACTTGGGAAAGTTTGACCGGGTTATTCGTGGGCTTGACGACGTTGGCGGGACGTACTGGACGTACATGATCAACGACAACGAGAAGACAGTGAACGCAGGGAACAGGCTGATACGGATAGAGACAGGCCGGAATCTGGTGCGCGAGTATGCGCAGCGGCAAGAAGGAGTGGAAGCGGTCCTGTACGTGGACTCTGACACGCTGCTCACGCCAGAGATCATTGAGGCCATGATGGAAGTGGACCGTGCACTTGTCGGTGTGCATGTGCCACAGTACAACCTGAACGGGCCATTCGTGAACGGTGACCCACGCCTGCAGGAGCATTGGACGACAGCAGGGATGCTGCTCGTGAACGCACCCGCATGTTGGGACATACCGTGGCATCACATCAACGTGCGTGGCATGAGTGACGACCCAGCATTCCAGTACCTCGCATCCCAGTTACCGTACGGCATGACGTGGGTTCGTAAGGACGTGCATGCACAGCACAAGGGCCACTTGATTGCGGTTGAGCAGCGTGGGATACCGGAGCGTAATGTCTAGGTTTGAAATCTGGATCAACAACTACTACCACATGCACGGTGGTAACCGTGCCTTGCATGTGTTGCGTGACGAACTATTGGTGCGTGACGTTGAGGCGTGGATGGCGTACGAGCGACACGATCCTGACGCTGTGGCCGTGTACCCTGAGATCACTGGCAACAACCCAGGCAACCACGACAAGGTGACACGGTGGCTGTTGAACACACCGACACAGCCGCTGCCCAAAGATCCGACGTGGGCGTGGGAGAAGAACATGGGTGAGGACAAACTTCTCACTGTGAACATTATTGAACTTGACTTGTTCCGCCCGTCTAGTAAGAGCCGC